GAACTTACAGACCATTTAACTCCAGCAAGAGATACTTCTTTTGCAACCATTGCAGAAGCAACAGTTCCAGAAGTTGTTATTGTATGTGATCCAGATACCGAACCAGTTAGTGTTTTTGTTGTTCCTGGCATTGTAGTTCCAGACCAACCTAAAGGGGTAGAATCTGTACCACTCGTACATCGGTAAACTTGCATTGTTGCCACGGCAAGATCTTGGTCTTGAACTACCATGTATATTGGTGAGCCATCATTTGATGAAATAATTTCTCCTATACACCACCTATCTGATGCTGTAGTTACTGCAGATAGTGTTAGTGTACATAAACCATAAGTGGCAGCACTACAATCGAATATGTTAGCAGCACTTACTTCTCCTGACCCACAAAGACCAGTAGTATGTACTACTGTCTCAGCGGCAGTATCTCTTAGGGTTTTTGTTACGATTGGATACGCCATTTATTATTCTCCGTGTGCTTGCCCAAGAACTTTCATGAATGCTCGTTCAGTTCTTTGGATTTTGTTAATAATTTTATTTTTCTCTGAAGAGCCTAGCCCTTCTATATATTTAACCAAAATAGAAGCTGTAAGTGGATCTATTGGTATATCTGCTCCATCATCTAGAGTAATTTCACTATCTTTCCTTGACTTGGATGCTTTCTTTAAATCATCCATCACACCTTCTGTGATAAACTCTCCGAATTTTAATAATCTACTCTCACCTATTTTTGGTCTTTGTCCAAATTTCGCAGCTCCTCCTTTGGCATATCTTTTCTCCCATTCTTTGGGGTCAACATATTCAAAATCATCTTTATCTTTTGGATCATCAAACCACTTTTTCCATCCTTTAACGGAATCTACTTCCCATCTGTCCATATAAGCTAAAACATCTTTGTGACCACCAATTTCTTTTCTTTCCTTTTCTTTTACCTTAGGCTTCATACCATCTGGAATTTTATCAACTTCTGTACCCATCCAATCTTTAACACTCTTACCTGCATCAGCTTTGGTCTTCTTTTCTTTATCACCTTCTTCTTTTTCTTTATTTTTTATTTCCCATTGAGCTTGTTTTCTGGTATTTTCGGGATCTAATTTTTTCTGTTCTTCTTTCTGCTTCTTATCTCTTTCATCATTTGACATATTGGCTGCAGCAGTACCAGCTTTTGCTATTAGAGTAGGAGTAGTTGTTATCTTACCCGCATCATCATCCCATGTCTTTAAGTCAATATAAACACCATTGTCTTGATTATCTTTTTTCTCTTTTTTGGTTTCTTTATAACCTTTAATTGTTTCTTTAGCCTTTTTAAACAGTTTATATGCAGCCACTCCACCACCAAATATACCCATTGCAGTCATTATAGAGACGCCAACGGGGCCTATTTCATTTATGACTTCTTGTTCTGACCTAAACTGTTTAAATTGTTTCATGTCTTAACGGCTTCTGGTGTCTCTGCTGATTGAATTCCTTCTTTTCCCGCTGTAGCTACGAATGTATCTGCTACTTCTGGTTTTTCCACTTGTTGTGATGTACTCGCAGTAAACATAGATTGCGCCACTTCTGCCCGTTTAGCATCTAAACTTTTTGATACTTTGTTAGACAATACTCCTTGAATGGCATCTTTTACTCTTGCTCCATCGCCCGACATAGAGTATTTTATGATGTCTTCTGGTGTATATTCACTCATAATTTCCTTATAGATTATTGGTTATTAGTATTTATATCAAATTAGTTTTGCGGTTCTTGCAGAACAGTTTTCATGATATCGTTCATGTCAGTTTTAAGTTTTATATCTTCTTTCATAAATTTACCTTTACCCTTACCTTTACTTTTTGGTACAAAAGATTGATATTGGTCTTCACCTTCATCTTCTGGTGCTGCAGCAGCTTCCGTTTCAATTTGTTGATCTATTTCCTTGATTTCTTCAGCTGTTTGTTTCAGAATTCTCTTTCTAATATATTCCTTAGAGTAGAATGTTCCAACAATTTCATCAGCATAATTCATACTTTGAAGTAGGTTCAATCTCTCAGTCAACATCTCAGCTTCTTTGAGTTCTGCAAATTGTGAATCTGTCTGCCATTCGTAATGGATACTAGTCTCAATACTTCTCCAATCATTGAGAGTAAGTATTCCCTTTAGAATTAGCTGTTTTTCAAGACAAGAATTGAATAGATGACTAAACCGATTTCTTAATCGTTCAATAAATCGTGTAAACTTCACTTCATCTCTAGAAATTTCCTGAGCTCGTCCCAGAACAAACCCAGATTCTTGTTCTAATCTTGAAGATGGCACGTTTAATGCTTTATATAATTTCTTTTGAAAGTATAGTACATCTTCCAGTTCACCAAGATTTTCTCCGCCTGGAAGTGTAGTAATTTCTGTTCCTCTACCACCTTCTCTACGAGGCAACCAATAATCTTCCAACATACTCATGTGTTTTCGGTCATCTCTCAACTCACCAGTATCAGCATCATAGACCATTTTGTTCTTATAACGTGTCATAATGTCACGAAGATATTGTTCAGCTTTAACTTTTGGAAGGTTACCAACATCAATGTAGAAAATTCTTCGTTCTGGAGCTCTTGAAATACGATAGATGACTACTGCATCTTCTATCATTCTGAGTTGGTTTAGAGGCTTGATTGCTTTGTGTAGGTAACTTAGAACCATCTTTCGGTCTTCACTAAGAAGTCCAGAGTGACAGTATGCAATTGAATCTGGTGCTATACGAACTACTTCACCACCCTTTAGACCATCCATTCCACCTTCATTGAAGGCAAAATACTCTTCAGTTCTTGGCATCATAGTTGGTTGTGAGGGGTCTTTAGGTGGTAATACTTGTCTAACCTTTTTGATTTTTAATGCATCAATAGGTCTTAATTCAAGTATTCCTTTTTTTGGATTCTCTTGGTCAATGATAATGTGATAATATAATCTACCATCAACATACCACTTTTTAAATGTATCGTATCCAGTATCCCTAAATCTAAGAAGTTTTACTATATCATGAAAATTTTCTGAAATCTTCTGTTTGATATCTTCTGATAGATTAATATTTTCTAGATTAATACTAACAGGAGCTTCTTCGCGATCAGCAACGATCGCTTCATTGATTATATCATCAACTGCTAATTCTGCTTCGGGATAGAGTGACATTTGACGATACCGATTAATGAGATCCATCTCATTTTTCGCGGCACCCTCCATGTCAAGGTAGGTAGCATATGCTGCTCCGGGCGTTCCTGCAATATCAAGAGCACCATCATCATGTTGCGGAAGAGTAAAAGAAACTTTTTCTTGTTGTTCCTTTTCTTTTTGAGCTCTTCCTATAGTAAAACCAAATAATTCAATAGCCATTCATAAACTCCTAGAAGGTGTAAGGGACTTGAGAAGCCCCCATGCCCCTAGTGTGGTGGAAACTTGTTCTAATAGTATTTATTAGCCCTCAGTATTGGCACCATGAGTCCAATAATCATAAGCCCACTCAATTGGATATTCTTCAATAGTATCATTAGAACCCCAATCAAGAGCAATTTCTCCTAATGAAACAGGAAAAGCATTCCAAAAAGTCCAAGGCGTTCCGAGTTCTTCTCCACTTTTTGCAAAGTGTTGTATAGTAAAATTAGCTCCAGAGATATTACTTCCGGCTGTCGCCAGTTTTTGTGTATTTGCTACATGACTATTCATAGCAGCCATCCAATTTTCTACGGAATTCCTAATTTCCATAGCTTCATCATTAATTACAGTCATTGTAAGATTATCAAAAGTTCTGTTACCAACAACTTTAACATTTCTTCCAAAATAAGGAACATCAAAAGCTGCAAGAGTAGAAGCTGGTATTGCAGCAATTTTACAAGAAAATGAAAATCCACCTTGTGCATTATTACTAGGAAAAGTTACAGGTGCACTATGAATCTGCACTTGAAATAAATTAGGTCTTGCGCCACCATCGGCCAATCCCTTAGTTCTAAATTCTCCAATTGAAAATGACATATATTTTCTCCACCGATGACCTAGATTTAAGATGTGATGGGGAAGTCTTTTTTACAAGTGCTGCCTTCGCATGCCATCGTCTTCCCCCATCCTTTGAATAATATTAGTATTTAAGTATTTATACTACTATCCTGTAACTTCCGAAAAATCAACCCCAGTTCTTACAGCTACAAAATTTAACTGAATGAAGTTAATTGCACGATTTGGTTTAACATAGATGTCTCCGACAAATTCATTTCTGTCAATGACATCACCAGTATTGTTGCTATCATCACAAACAACAACAAAGTCTGTTATACCATCTCTTCCCTGCACACCTCTCAAGAAAGGTTCTACTGCTCCAACAAATTGAGCTCTTGTGAACGCATCGTTGAATTCAAACAAAGAAGCTCTTGCAAATCTTGAAATTGCT